ATTACAATCTAAATATATACCATTTGGGGGACTTTGTTCATTTTGTTTACAAGGATATTGATCGGGGTTTTTGTTTGCGGTTCCGTTACTAAAAAACCACCCACAACACCTAAATTTATTTTCACCCGGATTACCCATAAAATCCCCTTGATTTTTACAAAGGGTGTTACAATTTTGACATATTATACCCCCAAATAAACATTTCCACCCTATACTTACTATAAATTCTGCCTCTTGATTTCCTGAGGAGTTACATCTGCACTTATCACAAGTGCCGTCAGTGACACCATAAGTATCGGCACACCTATCCTTATAACCTTTATTACAAACACCAGTTCCTGGACCAATGTTAATACAAAATTGAAACGCAATTTTAACGGGAAACTTAAACTGACATATTTCAGTTATTAACCCATTAAACATCATTAATATTCCATTAACAAACCCAATGAGATGACCGACAAATGTTAATAATATACATAATATACTATATAATGGGTGTATTGAGGTATCAAATCTATTGGATGGAAACTTGTTAACCCCTTCAGCATTTATAATGTCTTTTATACCAATGAAACCTCTGGCTTCATCATTACCATTCGCTTTTTGCATCCTACCAATATATTGTTTAACGGTATATACCTTTTTCCATCTAAATGGATAAAATTCTTCAAGGTAGTTATATTGATTGGTTATGTCATTTTCATATTGTGTACCATCAGTTATAGTAGATAATTGTTCATTAACCGTAAAATCGGTTGAGTTTCTTAATTCATCTTGTGAGTACTCATCGAAATTAAAATTATTATTTGTGTTAGGAACCAAAAATTTAGCCCTTTGTCTTAATCTCTTATCAGTATCAGAAGCATCCATAGATATTCTAAATCTATAATCACCTTCTGTAGCGATACCAGCTATCCCATCAGGACTAGGTACTAAATTACCAAATTCATCCGTTACCACTTTTCTAATGTTCATTGGTACTAATACTGACCAATTTCCATTTTCATCTATAGAATTATCATTAAAATTAAATTTTTCTATACCACCATCAACATTTCTTCGTAATGATTCAATTTTACCACTTCCTGTGATAACCTCATTCATCTTACCCATCTGTCTACCAGGCTTACAATTTTTGTTTAATGAATCTTTTTCATCATCTGAAAAAATACTACCCATAAAAATAGCTGTGGGTGTAACTTCATAATTAATGGAAATGTCTCTTCTATTAATACCAAGTGGACTTCCAACACTTAAACTATCACACCAAAAAGGTTCTACTGTAATAGGTATATTTTGTGAAAATATCTGAGATAAACTATCTAAATTGTTACCACCCTTAAACTTAAATTTACCATCAAATAAGTCTTCACTATAACCTTCAGATATCATTTCGTATGGTCTAGAAGAAATGAAACCAATATCACTAATATCACAATCATAATGTAAATAATGTTCACCTAATGGAACACCAAATAATATATAATCTCCAGATTTATTTGTAGTAGTGGTGTACTTATAATATTTTTCATATATCTCTAAAGTAGTAGCGTCGTCTAATATTTCCCTTTTCTTTGGGAATGTCCCTACAGGTGTATGATCTAAACTTTGTTTATTTTTAGGTAATATATTATACCTAATCCCATTAACATTCTTTTTATCTGGAAATGGATCTTCGTATGGATATAACTTAGATATAATTGGGTTATCTAAATCAACCTCTTCAACAGGTACAAATATAGATACTTTAACGTTAGGTACACCGAAACCGTTATTTATGTCAACCCTACCAGCAATTACACCATAATCAGAACAATAATTCTGATACTCGTCAACTTGAGAAATCTTTAAACTTAAAATTTCTAAATGATCATAGTTTTGATTAAGGTCAACGTTAACCTTTAAATAACCATTATCTTCACCCGGTGTAGTTCTAATCCTATACGATTTAGACATCTAAGTTCTATTTATTCCTTTTCATTATTTTTTTTATGAACATTTATATCACTATAATCTTCAATATCGTTTAGTTCACTTCCCTCTTCATAACCCAGATTTTTTTCGAATTGTTTCTTTCTTTTTCGAACTTCTTTAGCCGCTAAAAAGTTGCCATATCTTTTAATGATGCCCATAAATAAACCACTTAATTTTTTACTAACTTTTGGTAGTGATTTAGGCATAAAGAAAGTGAAAAACATTTTCCCAATTAAAACGATAATAATTAGTGGTATCGCGAATATCATTACGGTGAAAGCTACAACTTTAAATAAAAAATTACCACTAAAATCACCGTTAATCATTTCTTCAGGTATTAGATTGATAGTGTCCTTATTATCTACCACATCTCTTTTACCACCCACACCGTTTTGTGTAGGTCCTTTCTTATCTTTACATGTTTTACATCCCATAACTCTATTTTTTTCTATAAAAGTAACTTATTTTTTTAAAAAGTAATTACTATGACGTAGAAATCGTAACTTTTATGTCTTTATTGGGATATTTTATTTCGAACATTCCGTTAGGTACACCAAATAGAGTATTTTTACCTAATAAATCCACTTGTCTTGTATCTGCATCAACATATGGTTGAGCAATCTCATTCAGTGAGTATGTTCCATTTTCATTTACTTTATTAAAAACCCTTAAATCTGTTACGTTTAATACACCACCTACACTATTAACATTTTCTATTAACTGAGATAGATAAATATTATCACCCATATCCCAATTATTAATATCTAAATATTCTTTTATTGTGGTTATCACATTACTAATTACATCACCTTTAGGTATTGATTTTTCAATAAATAAGTCAACTTCAATACCTAAATTTATAACTCTACCATTTTTTATGGTTATATAATCATTTATCATTCTATAATCCGCTAAATATTCGCCTATATTCTGTTTAAGTGCCGATGTTGATTGTGTAGTTAATTTACTATCAGAATCCAAAGCCAATATAGAAACATTAATTTTATTTCTTTCTTCCCAAACACCTGTTCTAAATGGTACACCAAATTTTCCAGGCATTAATGGTACTCTACTTTGATAATCTTTTATGGTTACACACCTATCCTGAGCGGAGAAGTTATACCTAACTAAATTTCTTATTTCCTCAACAGATGGTGATTCTTTACCACCTAAAGCCGGAATAGGGTTGTTAATACTAATACTATCTCTAACAATTCTATTAATATTACGATCCGAACCGTTAACTATCACATCTACCAAACCTAAGTTAGTTAATGTATTAACACCAATGTTTGATGCTGTTCCTCCACCCACTCTATATTTAATAAACATAGTTTGACTTGGTTTTGGTATGGCACCTAAAGATAGGTTATTAATTGTTTTACCAATTCTATCAATCTGTCCTCTACAACCAACAAATTCATTTAAATCTGATACGTCAGAATCTCCAGCCCCAAAAGTAATTTTACAAAACCCTTTGTCTGTAAATTCTTTAACAAATCTTTGTGGGGAGTTTTTCCATTTACCTACCACTACACCATCTTGATCAGATATAGCGTTAGAATCTTCCACATAAATTTCACTTTGTGCTAAAGCTGGTACCTCATACCAGTTTTTATCGAAATCTGAAAAGTCTGTAGGTGTTGGTAAACTTGTTAAATTAGTACCTTCCATCGTTACTATATTTTCTATAGACAATACATTGTTTTCTGGTAATACAACCTCTAAAAACGGTTTATAATCTTCAGTATTAATTAATCTTTTATATATCTTAGTAAATCCGTTGACTACAATTTCTCTTTTCTTAATACTATAACTTTGTATTTGTCCACTACCATCAATTTGTGGGATAACTTGTCTATTAGGTATCCCTCCAGTTGTGAATGGAGATGTAAAATCACAATCTTCTAACAATTCAAATACCTTACCAGCACCTGTAGCTTGTCCACCTTTCAATATCTTAGGTAAGTATTGGATATCAAATGTGTCACCATTTACTGGAATATTATTAGCAGTCCAATCAACTATTGTCACACTTGGACTCTTACCCGGTACATTTAAACCAAAAGTCCTAGCTATTTCTAAAAGAGACGACTTTTCTTGTGCATAACTGATTTGTGTTTCATTAAACATCCTATCAGTATGGAAAGATAACATATCCCCAACAGCAGCGTTTAATTCCAATAACATCATACCAACAGACGCATCATTAAAATCTGAAAAAATCTCCGGATAATATTGTTGTATAAAACTTATTAATTGTTGTCTTACGTCTGCAAAATTTCTAGCATTATAATCAATCTTCTTTGTTGCCATATTTTAAAATGTTAAAGTTACAGAATCACTGTTTTTAAAAGTTCCATCTGTCACTGTATATGTTAGTTTCACTATTATCAATTCCTCAACAGAATCGTTATTAAATGTAATATCGTTAATTATTAGATTTGGCATATATCTTTTAATTGTCTCATTCAAATTATCTTTTATTTGTTCATGAGTAATACTATCGTTTGGTTCGAAAATAAACTTTTTCAAATCACTTCCGAAATCTGGAGAATATAATCTTTCTCCTTTATTAGTTAATAATAAATGTAATAAATCTGCCCTAATAGCATCTGCATCAGTTGCATTTAAATTAAAGTAAAACCCTTCGGGGCTATCTTTAAAAGGGAAATCTATATTTATAAACCTTTGTTTTGCCATTTGTATATATAAATATTCTATTATTTATTTTTTGGAAGGAAAGGGTAATAATAAAAAAAGTCAGATTTCTCTGACTTTTAATTATTTGATATTTGTAGCACCTTTTTGGTGTTTGGGTATGTATGGACAATGTAAACATCCGTTACCACAACAACTACCCCTCCTCTTATGATAGTCTTCAGTCATAACCATTATTCCGTCTTTACTATAATAAAAATCTGTAGGAAGGTGTTTATGTTTAATAAACTCCTTCACATACAAATCGTAAATCCAATCTTCTTTAACTAACATCACTATTTAATTTCACATGCTCCTCCAGCACAAGCTAACTCACCACTTAAATCGGTTTCGTCAGTTTCTTCTACTATTAGAGATAAATCAATGTTATTTAAATGTTTTACCATTTCATTATACTTTTCTTCAGTAATATCTTCGAAAGGTGCTTGTGTATATGTACCACCGTTGTAAGGTAATACAGATAATCCATTATAATGTTCTTTATTTGTCCACATCCATTCACCAGCTAATTCCCAATCTTCTTCTTTTAAAGATATAGTTGCTGAAACATTATGTGTGTTAGAACCGTTTCTATGTCCACTTTTTACCCACTCAGTAGCAACTTTCTTAACTCTCTCTAAAAGATCAAATGGAGACTCTGTTCTCAATATAGAACCTTTTGGTGCTTTTTGTGGAATGGTGATTATAGCAGTATCATGAGATCTGAAAAAATCATCTTCTAATAATTCTGGATGATTAACAATTAAATATTTATAAATTGATTCATTTTTACCAACTCTAATTCTTCTAATATAATAATCATTGTGCCAAGCATGTATACCAGATGATGTACCTAATGTTAATGATGTTGTCCCAGCAGGTTTAACTGTTGTACATCTAGAACTCTTTCTAATACCTATTAACTTAGCAACTCTACTATTTTCTCTCTTTACAACATCAGCAGATTTTTCTAAATCATATCCTAATACAATACCACTACCAATACCAGTCATAGAAACACCTATTAAAGCATCTTTCTCAGTAGTTTCTTGCCATACCTCTCTAAGATAATGAAAGTCTGTATAACCAGCTTGTAACGTCCCTATGAACGCTGCCGCCTTAACTCTTTCATTTAAATCAGTTTGAGATTCTATGTTGGATACGTTTACTTCACATAAGTTACAGAACTGAAAAGGTCTTAATGCAATCTCACAACAAGGATTGGTACCCCATTCTTTATCGTTTGATAGATAAATTCCTGGTTCACCAGCACCCGACAGTTCAATTCTTTTCCATAACTCCATAAAGAAGTCTTTAGTAATTTTGTGTCGTATAAGAACCGCTGAATTGTTTGATCTACCTCTTTGTGGGTTAGTTTCCCACCAGTTTCCTGATTTACAAGCAATCATTTCGTCATCATCAGCACTAAATAAACTAATTAATGCTGCTCTACGAATACCACCAGCTAATACTGCATCTGCAACATGACATACTATATCGTGTGTTTCAAGAGTTGTTAATTTTTCTCCATCATTTTTATTTTCTAATATACCAGTTATTTTAACAATACACTCTTTTAAAGGTTGAGGTCCCGGTGCTTTACCACCAGAAGTAACTAACCTAGCTCCTTTTGGTCTAATATCTGAAAAATCAAACTCAATACTTGAACTTCTTTTATCTCCAATATAAGACTTCATTAAGACTTTTATTGAATCTGCCCAACCTTCTATTGAATCTCCGATCAAGAACCTTCTTTTTCTTTTAGTGTAAGGTTTATTAATTGGTTGTAGTTTATCAACATGATGTTTTTGTACAGAGTACCCAACACCAGTTCCACCTAAAAGAAGAAACATTGTTTCACTAAAAGACTCAATAGAGTCAATCGGTAAAAACGCGCAATTATAAACCCTATTAGGTGATATCTCAATAGATTTACCAGCAAACTGCATAGACCTCATAGATGGTAAAACTTTTTTATCATATACAAATTTATACTTTTCTTCTATTTCATCTTTTAATTCAGGATATTTCTTAATGTGCATATTCTTATTTCTAGTCACCAATTCTTCCCATGTCTCTCTCCTATTCAATTCGGGTAGATATTTAGCGTATTTCATATACACTGTAATATCTGATAATATTTTATTTGTTATGTCCATATACTTATTTTTTTTTGTGTTTTTATTTAGATCTTAAGGTGGGGATTCCATTAACGGTTCACATAAGTAAACCACTTCTTTTAGTTAAAATAACCCTATTTAGTTATCCACCCCCTAAAGTCTCTCGTTTTTTCTTTATAACTTCCGCTATAAAATTAGAATCCTTTTTTTTGACTCCTTTATCGAAATCTAAAAATGAAACGTCACTAGAATCATTAGTATCTATAACTAATGTACCATTATCGAATAAAATATCTTCAAAAATTACCCCATCTTTACCAAACCTAGATTTAAGTATCGCCATAGTTGCTCTACCCTCTTCTTTTTGTTCTAATGTTTTAGCAACAGAAACGATAAAATGTCCTATTTGTCCTTTTTTAATAGAACCACCAATCATATCCGCTTGTACAACATTTGCACCAATAGAACTTCGATTTCCTTGTATCGCAGTCCAACCAACAATGTCCAATTCAGATATCATAGTTTCGAATTGTCTCATAACGTTACCTTCACCAGACCACTCATCCTTAAATTGTTTTGTAGGTGCTATACAATCAATGTAATCTACAAAAACAATATCTGGTTTCATACCATTAGATGTTAATTTTCTAAGGTATTGTTTAATATGAGGGATAGTGGTTCCGTCACTAGCCATTTTCTTCAATATTAGATTCCCTTCTTTATTTTTAAGAGTAGGTATGATTCTACTTACCTCTTCTTTATTCTCAGTTAAGTCACTTAAAGGTATTTCAGTCCAACAAGTCAAATGTTTTCTCTGTATAACTTTGGGATTGTCTTCAAAGAATATCTGAACCACATTATAACCTAAGTTATAAGCAGTATTAGCCATTCTAGTAACCAATGTTGTTTTACCAACACCAAAAGGTGCTAAAATTACACCTAACTCACCCTTAGATAAACCACCATCCATTAGATTATCTAATCCTACTATACCGGTTTGTATAGGTGACCTAAAATCATCACTTAATACATCTTCTATAGCGTGAAATACATCGATACCATTATCAGAAACATCACCAATAGTTAAAGCTTGTTTTAAAATCTCTTCACACTCTTCATATCTATCAAAATCACCAGTATCTAATATTTTCTGAATCTTTTGATTAGCCTTCTTAAGTTCTTGTTGTTTGCAGAACTTAATAGCGACTTCTTGTGTATGTAAACAGTCTTTACTATCGGAATTAATAACTTCTTTTACCATTTCTAAAGCTGACTCTCTAGCAATTTCCCTTCGAACTTCAGCTTTAATTATCTGGTTTATGGTTTCATATGTAGGAATAGTTTCATAGTTATCCTTATAATCCTTAACACTAGCAATAATCAATCTGATATACTCGTTGTCAAAATAATTCGGTGAAATGATGTCTATGATACTTTCTGAAAATTTAGTATCCTCTATCATTTGTTTAACTAATTTAATCTGAAAACTATAACCTAAATAACCTAAGTCTTTAACTTCTTTTTTATCCATAACTCTTTTTAGTTTACTTATTAATAAATATGCTCTCTAAGTTATAATCACAATATTTTTTCGTATAATTTTTCTGACTTAACCCCTGTTGGACTTGATTGGTGATTACTGGTAAAATTTTTCTTATATCAACATCATATCTGACTTTTGGTGGGTAGTCATTACCCGAAAAAATCTTCTCAGCTACGACTCTTTTTTTGTGTAAAATCTGAAAAGTAAAAAAGTCTTCTTTATCGTATATACTTTTCATCTCAAACTCATCAGAAGCGTTTTCTTCAGCCGTTGTATAAAAATATGGGTTATAGTATTTACACATATAATCATATGTTTTATTCTTAAAATGATTTTTAAGGGTGTCAACACAGTCATCAATTAATTCTTTCATCTCCAATGATCCTATAGAACTTTTATTGAAGTTATAAACTGGGAAATTTCTCCCTACAATTGGGTTTCCGTTAATTAAGAATAAAAATTCATACGGAAATGTTTTATACACTTTTTTCATCGTTTTTTGTTTTTGTTTTTAAATAATAATTTTTCTCTTTCTTTATAATCCTTAAAAATGGTTGTAAGAAATTAATATAACCATCCGAACCACCCGGTATAGCCATCATTAAACCATCTTCTATCATCATATTAATTACATTTTTAACCTCTCTACCTTCTGGATCAATAGTAGTTTCAAATAGGTAATCTAATTCTTCCTTAGAAGACTCTGTTAATAATGGTTTTTTAAGGTTTATTATCTTTTCATTGATATCGTAGATGTCTTTTCCTTGTACACCTACTGTAACTCTATTGATAATATTATCTAATGTTTTCAACCTTTTTTCTCTTTCGTTCTGTATTGTTTCAATCTTAGTGATTATATTTTCCAATGTCAAAGTTTTTTCGACTATTTCCGGAAAATATTTTTTTATTGTTTTTTCACTAATACCTTTAATACCTTTTATATTATCACTAGTGTCACCAGAAATCATCTTAATTAACTTAAGATTGGTGTAGTGATGATCGAAATGTTTTAAATAATTATCTTTAGTGACAATAGTCTTTAGGTTAATAACGTACATACCAACTCTATCATCAATCAACTGACATAAATCTCTATCGTTAGATATGATTACTACCTTCTCATCTTTTTTAAGTTTGGAAATATAATAAGCTATAGAATCATCAGCTTCTACAATATCATCTTTAAACTGTCTTATAAACAATTCTTCACAATATGACATTACCCTTTCTTTTTGAACGTATAGTTCAGGGTCAGATGGTGGAGTTTCTGTATAGAAATTCTTATCTCTGTTGGATTTATAATCTTTGTAAATGTCGTACCTTAACCTACCACTAAATCTCCCATCCCAGAACACATAAACCCTATCAAAACGATATTCTTTTATTATCTTCCTTAACATAGTTAAGAACTGAAAAATACCGCCTATATGGATATCCTTGTTGTAAAGATTTTTGGCTCCAAAATAGGCGGTTTTTAATAAAGAATCACCATCAACTAATAAAGTGTGGGAATATTTTTTCTTTTTACTTGGGATTTTCACTAATCATATATTATTGGTTTATAAAATCAATCATCAGAGTAATCAACAGGTGCCTCAATAAAGTTTTCATCGTCTTCTACAACAAAATCCATTACTTCATCACCTACGTTTTCAAATACTTCTGCCCAATAATCTTTATGTTCTCCCTTATAATCATCAATAGCCTTTTTATCGTCTTCGATAAATCCATGTGTGGTTGCAAGTATCCTACAATCAGCATAACCTAAACCATTCATATGGTTTTTGTGTATA